AATCTTAGTGTCAATTGCTCGACGTAACCGTTCACGCATCAGAATCTCGCCTACTGAGAACGCTTCAACCCAGATGTTATACGGGTCTTTAAGCAAATCTCTGCTTGACGTGTGTTCCAACAGCTTAATCCAGTCATCAAATGCTTGCTTGACATGAAAGTCGGTTGATGTAATGATCATAGTTCTTTTCCTTTAGTGTTAAGCCACATTCTTAAAGTCGACATACCGCCGTCAATTAGAACATGATTAGAAAACCGCTGATACTTGTGATACAGCGGATGGTTGATGAAGTTCTTCATAAGTAAGTATGCATCAGCATCAGGAGGATTCATACCCATAGCTCGATCAGTATCAATGCACTTAATGCTGTAAATGTCTTTAAACTCTTGACTGATTTTATGCACTTGATCGTTTAGCAAACCAACAATGACAATCCTAGGCTTAGGCGTGTTTGTGGCGTCGTAAGTTGGGTCGTGCTTTTCAAGTCTGAACTCATGTTCCAACGTTTTAACAGCCGATCTAACTCGTGCCTTCACTATACCTGCAATTCGTTCAACAATTGCTTCAACTAGGCCGTCCAAACTGACTTCTGTCGGAGCCGATGAAGGCTCTACCATAGGAGTTGGCTCAGTTGGTGCCGCAGGCTTAAGATCGTTGGCAAATCTGTTCCTTAGCTTTTCAGTTAAGTTAGTGCATGATGAATGTGAACCAAATGCACGATGCCGATGTGATGGAATAACTAATTGTGCTTTCTTTAGAGCCTCATAAGCAGTGTACCAATTGAAGTGCATTAAGCGAAGAGCTTCAGTAAGAACAAGTTCTTCTTCAGCGCTTGTCCAACGAATTTTTGTTTTCATGTTTAACCTTTTTGCAGTATTTGAATTTAGTGACGAAGTAACGATAGTGCCTGACACTTCTATTGAGTGCTTGCTTCTTTAGCTCAAATTCATTGCATACATCAACTTGACGATCAAGGTAGACGACAACCTGACTTAATGCTTTCACTGTGTGACTTTTCCAATTTGGATGGTCGGTGACAAAGTGCTTAAAGATTTGCTTACGCTTTGTTAGCGTCATTTTTGCTAGAGAACTCTGAATTTCAAACCAGTTGTTCATACGTGGTGTGTCTTGGTGATTGCATCAATTTGGTTAAGCAAGTCTTCACGAATTTTCAGGTAGGTGTCACTGCCTGCATATTCATCACGCCCTTGCGTGTGGTAGAACTGTTCTTCACACCAGTCAAAGTTGTCATTCTTAGTATTAGGCGGAAAGATGTTTGTCTTGCCTTTGGCAGATTGCCGTTGGTAGAAAACATCAGGTTTACGGAAGTCCACCAGCCCTTGTAGGAATGGATACACCTTTAGAACTTCTAGCCATAGCTTCATAGCTATGATGTTGTCTACCGTCGTTTGAATTTGTTCATCACCGCGCATAATGCAGTAACCAATGAGGTCTTTAATTGTGCAACGTACCATGTAAAAGTGCTCAAAATTTCGCGGCATAATAGTTCTAGTGTCAAGCCCATGGACCAAACCGCTATCAAGCATGTCCACATACAGGTCACGAGCCATCGTCGTAATTTGCTTATAACGTTCATAGAAGTCCTTGTTTGCCATGATGCCGGGTTTAACCATTACACGATCATCACGCATATCGCGATCACCGTGAACCTGTGCTGCAAAACTAAATAGCCGATGACGTATCAGATGTGTTGTATCAATCATGTCCATGCCGTTGACCGACCATGTGATGTTGATTGTTTCCATAGCGGTAGGTAACAGCTCATAGCGGAACAGTTCATCAATTGTTTGGTCAATGTCTGCCTTTGGAAAATCCCATTGGATCTTGTCATTCCATGTGTTCATTAAGAACACTGAAATTGTTTTACGAAACTGGTCAACCGTAGGCGCATGGACGATCTGAACGTCTATGTTTTCCAGCTGGTTAACAAATTCGATAGGGCCAGGTTTCTTACCGAATTTAAGTGTTGTGTGCATCTTTTGTAGATGCGGCATTTGTGCTTTATTGACTTTAGACATTTGTGTTTTCTTTCATGAGTTGTAGTTCTACTAGTCTTGCATATCCTGCAATGTCTGTCCAGCTATCCACATGGGATGGCGATACAGCCAAGCGAGAAAGTTTCATGGCGATCTTAGAGAGATAAATAACATGGACAGGATCCATTTCTACATTGTGTTGCTTGCGATACCTGTCCTTTATATTTTCAAGGATAACTGCCTCTAATGAAACACCTTCAAAAAAATCACCGTAAACCTCGCCTCTCTGTTCTAAGACTTGATCTGTCGTTTTCATGGCAGCACCTCGTAAGGTTGAAGTTTTTCCTCAAGTTTAGCTAACCGTTTTGCGCTATTTTCGTGGACGTCTACCATGTAGCCGCCATTGCCTAAGCCTATCTCGTTAGCCGAATACTGAAGGCACTGAAGTGCATCGGCATAATGGACGACCAATGCTTCAGTCGTATCACCGTGGTATAGGCCACAATAGTCTCTAACTTGTTCTGGAAAGCCTTTCACAATTTCATGTTCAGCTTTCTTAAGCGCATCAGCAACTATTGGAAAGTTCTTCTTGACCAAGTGGTTTACATCAGATATTTCCATTTCAGCCAAGTCATGGCATATGGCAATCTTGACTGCTTTGTCAACATCAAACTTGTACGTTTTTGATAGCATGAGAACGCCAAGAGCTACGAAGAAACTATGTGTTGCAACGCTTTCTTGGTGAACCACAGGCTTCATGCTGTAACGCTTGGTGTGTTCAAGCGTGTAGCTTTGCATAAAGAATGAAAAGTCGCCTTTATTCATAGCTGATGTTTTCTTCAGACCAGTTACGGCGAACGAAGACCTCTTCTATCTTTATCTCATCTAAAGCCCTAACCAGCTCTGGGTATGAGCGCACAACTGAACCTGATGCTGCCAACACCAAGTTAAATTTCTGACCAGGCTGTCCACCAAGCCAGACATAAATGATAGGAATGAGTTTTGCATAACACCAGCCTGCTTCAAACATTGTGCCGGGGTCTTTACCATCCGTGATGCAAATGGTTAAGTCAGTTTTGTTTAGTGCTACCAAGTTAATGTCAAGCACTTGTTCTGGCGTTGTTTTGCTTGGCTCATACAGGCATTCATCCTTGGGGCTAAAGTACTTGAAGCTTTGCCTCTCTAAGATGCTTTTAATTTCTTCTACAATGGCAATTTGTTCTGGGTTAAAGAACGGGCCTGCAATGTAGACATACGGATGCTTTGTGATTGTTTCCATTTAGTTCCTTACAGTTAAGAATTTTTGTTTGTTTACTTAGTAAACATTTGCATTGTACCATGCTTTAGAAAAGTAAACACTTTTTTCGCTAAACTACCTCCGTTTCTCTGATCTTTTTTGCATAGTCCCTCACGGCATTCATAAGGGCTTGTTGGGTTTTATCTTTGCTACTAATGGCAGTCACAATGGCTTCATCAATAGTGTCTTTGGCAATGATCTGATGAACCACAATGTTATTCCTTTGGCCTTGACGCCAAACACGACGGATAAACTGATCATAGATTTCCAATGACCATGTATTGCTAAACCAAATGACCGCATGCCCTGTTCCTTGCAAGTTCAAGCCGTGGCCTGCCGATTGTGGGTGTGCCAGCAATACAGGATAGTCGCCGTTGTTCCATCGGTCAATAATGCCAGTCAGGTCTTTGTCTTTAACGCCTGAGCCGATGAACGGGGCATTAGGGAATAGCTTTTGTAGCCGCAATAAATCATGCCTGAAATGATAGCCAATTAAGCAAGGCTTGCCGTTCAAACCTTCAACCAGCTCTTCAACAGCATTTAGCTTTTCATCATGGACATTCTTAATTTCACGTTCCAGACCGTCCATGTAAATTGCACCATTTGCCAACTGTTGGCACTTACCTACTGCAACAGCAGCTGTAGAAGCAGTAACTTGATCACTGTCAAACTCAATAAGCAACTTATCTTCTAGTTCCTTGTAAAGCTTCCTAGCCGCTTTAGGTAGTTCCACATAGACACGATTAAGCATCAATTCTGGTAGGTCTAGATAGTCTTCTGCTTTCATACGAAGGACTTTGTCAGCCAACAACCCATGGATCTTGTCCTCTGACTCAGGCTTTAACGTCCATGTGTAACCACCGTAGCCAGTTTGGTAGAAGTAGTTTGTACGAAAATGCGTGATGAACCTGCCAAATGTTGCACCTCGGTCAATCACAAGCTGTGGCCCAAAGATGTCGAGCAAGCCGTTAGATGCAGGTGAACCAGTTAACCCAAACCTACGCTTAAACTTATCAAGAAACGGTGAAAGTGACTTGAATCGTTCGGTTCGTGTGTTCTTAAGATAGCTGATCTCGTCTACAACCAGCATGTCATACGGAAACTTTTTGCCGTTTAGTATTTTTGACAGCCATTGCAAGCCTTCGAAGTTTATGACATGAATGTCAGCCTTGTCAAACAACATTTTGTCTTTGTTAGGGCCATGCAATACAGATACAGACAAGTCGGCAAAGTTATCCCACTTGTTAATCTCTACTGGCCAAACAGCATAGGCAGGTCTAAGTGGCGCAAGTACTAGAACTTTTGTAACTGCTTTAGCCGCCTTCAGCACTTTAATTGCTTGCAAAGTAATACTGGTCTTGCCAAGCCCTGGGTCTAGCCATAGCTGGCCTGATCCGTTCTCCACTAAAAACTTTACAGCTTTCTTTTGGTACTCATGAGGTTCCCAGAACACGATCAATCCCTTCTTTTGAATCTAGAACATAAACCTTGTGCCCAATCTTGCCTAAGTCGGCATGAAGCTTAGCCTGTAGTGCTGACAATTTACCGCCTGGTCGTTTTAGTTCTACCCATATCACTTCACCATTTTCTATTGCCACAATGCGATCAGGCCAGCCTCTTGCAAACCGAACATGAAGTTTAAGTGTTAACAAACCATGCTTTTTGCACTGGGCTGTGAAATACCTTTCAAGATCACGTTCAAGAACGACCCTTATTACCATTTGCAAGGACCGCCATTGTCTTTACGGTAATGACAAAACTTACACAAGCCTGACGGATTAGCAGCATAGATGCTGTCTGACTGAAGCTGTTTGATCCGTGTTACTAGGCTTGTTTGCAGATCAGCAAGATGGCCACGAATAATTGTGTTGTATGACCTGTACTTTTTAAGGTCAACAAATTCAATGCCAATGTTAACAGCATCTATGTGTGGTTTAGTTGCTAAGATAACAGCTGCATACACAGCCACTTGGTCAGTGTAATCTCTGTCTTTGCCTGTCTTAAAGTCTAGAACCGTAGCTTCATTGTCTTGTTCCATGTACAAGTCAATTACGCCGCGAAACCATGCTATTGGATCGTCATATTCCACAGCTTTCCAGTCTTTGTCAACCGCAAACTTCATTTCAGACTGTGCCTTTAGTCCGATCCAAGTCGCAATCTTAGGCAACAAGTGTTGGACTTCATCTGAAATGATAGTAAGACCACCGTTCAGAATGTTTTCAATCTCTGAATGGATCATTGTGCCTCTACTAGCAGCAGCACCGGTAGGTTGAGGAAGTCTGTCTATACGATTGAACTTGTACTGAGCAGGGCACTGCTCGTATTGCTTGACTGCAGAATAGGAATAAGCCATCATTTAACCTCAGCAAAATTAGCACCGATCTTGGCATCGGCAATCAGTGGCACATCAAGCTTAAATGAGTTAATCATGCAAGTGGCTAGTTTGTCGGCTTCACGTTGTACAACATCAACCCTGGCTGAGATAATCAATTCATCATGCAAGGATAACAGCAATCGGCTATCTTTGGCAACCCGCCAATAGTCGATCATTGCCTGTTTTGTCATGTCTGCACCACTGCCTTGAATCAGCGTGTTTAATGACTTAAAGCCAAAGTTCATAAGCTTACCGTTGATGATCTTAGGCGGTTCACCTTTAACCAGCCTGCCACCAATGGTCGAGAACGGGGCTCGGATCTTGTATCTGGACATCAAATCGTTGTTCACTTTGTCCAACCCAGGGGCTACCTCAGACTTATAAAGATCTATCAACTGACGGGCTTCTGAATAAGGTATGCCTAACATTTCACATATCTTCTTAGGGCCTGCACCGTACAAGATGCCAAAGGACATTGTTTTAGCATAGTCCCTGATGACTGTCTTGCCAGACTTTTCACTCATTAAGTTGGCTGCAAAAGCATGAAGGTCTGCATTGGGGTCTTGCCTGTACTGTTCAGCCAGCTTACCGTCCTCGAAGTGTGCAAACAGTCGTAGCTCTTGTGCTTGAAAGTCAGCAGCTGCCATCATATGCCCTTCATCAGGTAGTATGAACTGTCTGACTTTAGGTATTATGAGACCTTGTAACTCTGTAGGCAGTGAGGTCTTTGGCCCACGTGTAGGCATGGTCTGAAGTGTAGGCTTTGCCGATAGCCGACCGGTTCTTGTACCACCAATCTCGCCTCTTACCGTGTTCCATTCAGTAAAGATCCTGCCTGTCGTGGCTGATTGTTCTAACCACGGTTCAAGGTACGTACCTGTTAGCTTTGTCAACACATCTCGATGCCGTAATACTGATGATAGTTCATCATCGGTCAGCATGTCTTTTAGTGTTTCTTTGTCGGACAGTGGCGTACCTTTGTCGCTGGTTGGCCACTTCTTTGTCTTGTCATAAACGCCTTTAGACATTACAACGTTTACTAATTGCACACCAGAATTAAAGTTAATGTCTTCAGTGTTGAAGTATTTGTACAACCACACTTCACACATTTCAATGTCAGACTTAGCTTTTTCCAAACAAGCCTTCATGCCTTCCGTGTCAACACGTATTCCAAGCTTACTGTTCTCAAGAAGCACTGGCATAAGCTGTATTTCACGAAGGTAGGCAACTGGCATTGTCCTGCGTACTTCTTCAGTAAAGTCAAACAGTTCAGCCGTTAGTCTAACGTCAGCACAAGCGTACTTTCCCACAAGATTAGCCGGTCCACGTGCAATATAAGCACCTGCAGTCTTAGGTTTCTTTCTGACTTCAGGTATATGCATTTCAAGCCAAATGAATAGCTCATCACGTTCCTCCGGCTTAATGCCTAACCATTCTTTGCATAGCTCTTTTAGTGACAAACTACGAACATAAGGGTCAAACAGGAAAGCAAGTACAAGTGTGTCATGTAAATGTTCGGCAGGTGGCAATGGTATGTCAAACTTTTCATAGATCACCGACAAGTCGAACATTGCATTGTGGAAACACATATGACGGCCTGATTCGAAGATCTTAATGAGTAATTCACGGACCGTATTAAAGTCCGTATTGTTGTTTGAGTCATGCGCAAATGACCAATATGTAGACTCAAACTGCCCAGTCCTATCAAGAACCGCCAAGCCGACAGGGGCAGGAGGGTAATGATGAGGACGTGGGCCGATTGCTTCCGTCTCAAAGTCGAGGAAGATTGGATCAGACATTAATACTTGCCAGACTTTTCAGCAGATGCTTGTTCAGGTGCTGCATCTTCTTCAACACCTGCAGTTGCAATTGCCGCCTCAAGTTCTTTCTCACCACGAGCAACCAATGCCTTAATGACGTCCATATCATCAATAGTGCGAACAAAGTCAAAGTTAAGTTTAAACTGCGTTTTTGCATCAGGCACTAAGCTAATTTTTGTCACAACAGCTGACAATGGGCGACGTGTAGTACTAGCGATCTTCTGCAAGTATGTAGCAAAGCCGCGAACACTAGTTACAGGTGTGCGAAGTGCTGCCACTTCACCGCCATTTACACCATCAACTGATACAGCTGAATCAGCAGTCATCACTAAAAGCCGACGCTTTTCAGCGCATGCTTTACCTTTACCACCGTTTGTAGCACTACCCCATTGGTCTTTAGGGCAACCTGCACATGTGTCGGCTTGCTTTTCAGGCGACAAGTGATTAGCCTTAAGACCTGTCAATGTTGCACCAAGTGAGAAGCATACGGGACCGGCGGGGTTGGTTGGGTCATACCTAGCTGTGTAGTACAAGCGTTCTACAGGCGAACTAAGAATCACAACTTCCAACTGATTGTTTGCAATTGGGTTATCTCGGTAAGTAAGAACACCGCCTTTAGTGCTAAGAAACTGTGTTCCAGCAGTACTACGTTCCGCCACCATACCGGCATTTGCCAGCTTTTCCATTTCAGACTCGAATAAAGCTAATTGGTTTTTAGACATTTTGAAAACTCCTATTTTCGTGATTTAGTTACAGAAAGACCCCACACCTCAGCAGTGGTAGACCCGGGGATGGTCTCACCGGCTTCCCAACGATCTTTGAAAGCAGTGCTACTGAGCCTTTTATGAAGTAAGTCAAAGCTGTTAGTCTTGGTGACATACTCATAAAACAAATCCCAATCCATGATGGTTGGGTGAACTTTTTTTGCCATGGTTACTGAATGGCCACGTTCGGATGCAGCTTTCATTGTTCCTGCTTCATTCATCGCGTGCATAATGTCAGATTCTAAAGTAGCAAGTTGTTTAGATAGTTCGCTATCTTTTTCAGCCAGATCAGTTCTTAGCTGTTTAACCGTGACATAGTTGTCTATTAAGTCATTCAATTTCATTTTCTTCTTCCAAATTAAGAGGGTCGTAAAGATGTACGTCCAATTTAGCTTCATTAAACATAACCTCTGCAATTTTGCGTGAATCATTCCAGCGTTCAACTGGGTTATCTATTGTGACATGATGCTTTATGCCTGATTGAATAATCATAGCAGCGCATTGTGAACATGCATGCATTGGCCAAGTGTAAATTGTGCAATTGTCTAATGGTTGTTTAGCAAATAAAATAGCGTTTACTTCAGCATGAATGGTCATCATTAGCTTTGTGTTTCGATGCAGCAACCAATCATCATGGTCACTTATACCTCGAGGAAAACCATTAAAGCCAGTGCTTACGATTTCATTGTTTGCATTTACAATTACTGCACCGCATTTTGTTGACGGATCTTTTGACCATGACGCAACTAAACGAGCCATTTTAAGATAGCGTATACGCCATTTGCTAGACTGTAGCATGACTGTCTGCTGACATAAATTCAGGTGAATATGAACCTTCGTTACGGTACCACACCATAGTCATAACGTTTTTCTTCCAACGGTAGTAATTACGGTAAGCAACAACTACATCTTCGTGCTTACATTCATCTGGCATGCACTGTGGTGGAACACGCCATTTGCAAGGCATGTCTTTCATAGCAGGCGGTACATCAGCAAGTTCGCCAAAAAACAAACCATAGCAACTATGTTGTTTGCCATAGCGTAAACGAAATTGCTTACACAAACTTTTGCCTAAGTCTACAAGGTATGCATAGTGCAACCTAGACTCACGTGCCCATATAGCACTTGGGTGATTAACATGCGTTGGTTTGTATGTAACTGCATGACCGTTGCCATGTTGGTGGTGTGCAGTAGCTAACAATTGCGCTGTTTCTACGATCATCTTTACAACATGCTTGTCGCAATGATACAAGGCAGCTATTTGTGGTGAATGGTGCAAAAAGAAGATGTTCATTTGTTACCTTTGTTTTCAGAATTTAAGAATTTAAGTGTGTTTACTAAGTAAACAAGTGCATTGTACCATGCTTTTTGCAAAGTAAACATTTATTTACGATTTTTTGCAAGTAAAAGCAAGGCAATCATGTCCTCTGGTCCTCGCCAATCGGCAGGCTTCATAGCATCTTGCTGTGTGCCACGATTAGTTTCACCTGGCACTTTTTTCATGTTGCAACTATGCACAATGTCTAAGATTTGTGGCAATGGCAAACCCATGTGATGAGCACAACCCATAGTCACGTATGCCAGATCGGCAATTGCATCAGCTGCATCTGTTAAGCTGCCTTTTTCGTGTGCTTTTAGCAGCTCTGACAGTTCTTCCATGAGGAACCTAGCATAGAAGCTAATGTCAACAGGCTCCAGCAACTTTGGTTGCATTGATACAGGCAAGTTAAGCTTGGTGCGAAACTCTAAAACTTTGTCGAATATTTCTTGGTTCATGTTATTTCCAAACAGTTTGTAGTTGAGAAGTTTTGTAGTTCTTTTGAATTTCTTTTTGCACAGGATCTGTCAGTATTTTTTTAATGACAGGAATTACGCCTTCAAACACGTCTTCACGTGTCTTAAAGCTACAAAAGCAAAGTTTACAGTATCTTCTACGATACGTGTGTTGGCCGTGTTGTGTGGTTTCAACAATGGCTAGTTTGTCGCCTTGGCATTTAGGGCATTCCATTACAGCACCGAGCAATCATGTCGGTCACCTGCCGACTTAGTGATAAACACCAATTTGCACTTAGTGCATCGCCAAAGCTGTCCTTCAACAATCACTGTTTTCTTTGTCCCATACATACCAATCATGCGACCAAAGAATGTGCGTATCTTCTCAATCATGCTTGTCTCTCCTGAGTAAGGAGATGCGTGATACACAAAGCCAATAACAACAAAAAAGTTTTGATTGGTTGGTCAACAACATTGACTCCAGCAAATCCTATAACTGCGCCAGCCACGATTGAGAAAATAAAAAATCGGATATTCAATAAAATTACGTTGCTCATGCGTTTTTATCCTTCAATTCAGCCTCAAACGACCTAGCCAATGCCAATACATCTTGCCAGTCGTCCCCATGATCTTTTCCCTTTAACCATATCTCTCTGATTCTTTCTTCCGTCAGCCCTACCCACGGTTTTTTGTAGACCTGCGTGTCGTCGTCTTCTTCAAGCTTTTGAATTTGACGTTTTCTGTTTAAGCTATCACTCATCGCGACCTCTTTTCATTCGTAGCCTTTTTGTTGCTTCATTTTGCGCATAGAACACACATGCAAAAGTAACAGCGCCAACTGCAAGAACTACAAATGCGCCAAAGAACATCAAAGTAAGCGTGACAACTACATCCCACATCATATTCTCCAAATAAAAAGATCAATGAGCATGACAATAGTCGCCAACACCAGGACAACTATGTAAACAAATTGCTCAACCATGCTTTTTCTCCTGAAGTAAGTGTTCAAGCAACGTGCTTAATGGCACTTGGTCGCCATACTTACGTTGCATGTGCTTGATTTCATTAACAATAAAGTCACAGCCGGCTTCAAAGCCTTTTACGTATTCAGTTAGTGTTGTGTCAGGTTCCATGTTTCACCTCAAAATAGCGTCTTGTTTTGTCGGTTGTTGCATACACACGAAGGCGTTCATCATCCAAGTCAAAGCTTGTTTTTAGATAGCCGTTTGTTTTTAGCCATGACAAGTTGTTATGAATGGTTGAGTGTGATGCAAAGCCTGCATCCACTGCATCATGCATAAGTTCCATCGCGGTCATAGGGTCTCTGTTGCTGACCAAGTCTAATACGAGTTCAGCAATCACAGGCATGCTGGCTTGTTTTCGTTTCTTAAACCAATACATCGGTCTCATTTTCTTCCTCCACAGTAATGCGATATTTTTTGCCATAGACATCAGTTATAAAAAGCGTTTTCTTTGTTGATGCAAATTCGCCTTCACGACCTAAGTCATAAAAGGCACGACCTGCTTTTTCAAGCAAGCGCATGTAGCTATGGTCGGCATTTTTTATTTCCATGCTAATCAAATGAGCAATGTAGTCGCAATATGCGATGATAGGTTTAGTAGTCATAGTCATTTACTTCCTCTATTTCATGGCGTATGTGTGCTTCGATTTCATCTATAATGTCTGAACTAATGATTGACTGTATGTCAACATCATTACCTGCATAAATGCCATCGATGGTTATTTCACCTGGGTAGTCAGGCTCCATTTGTATGCCGTTTTCACGTGAGCCTTGTTCAGGTGCTTCGTATTCGAAATGGCATGTAAGATCTACGCCATCAATTTTAAAGATGAATTCCTCAAGCCCTTGCGGGCAAAGTGGTGTGTATGTTTTGTTAGTCATGTTGGTTCCTTAGAGTGATGTTACGCGGCAGGCGAGTGATGCAGATGTCTTTGTGTGTTTGGCAATAATTTCAGGATCCAACTTGATGTTAAGCTCCTGCAAAATTGCTTCATAGTTAATGTAAGCTTTTTGTGACAAGCTGACCGATGCTTTATAGTACTGGCCAAGGTGCTTGCCTTCGCCTTGGTTTTTGATTTCATCCTTCAAGACTTCTACTTGTGCATCGAGGTGAGCCTTGTCAGCCAGCATGAAGCCAAGCTTGTCGACGTTGGTTAGATTTGAAGTGTTTACTTCTGTTTTCAGGGTGGTTGGTGTGTTTAGTACTTGCATTTTCAGTTCCTTTGAATTTAGTGTTTAGTGTGCCTAGGCACAAGTGAACTATATCATGACTGCACAAAACTTAGCACTATTTTTTAAAAATATTTTTATTTTTGTGTTTACTTTGTCAGAAGCATGTTATAGTTCCTCTTGTGGTAACACACAAACAAACTAACTTCTTAACTTCATCATTCACAAAGGAGCCATCATGGCACACGATATCGACACAACAACAGGTACAGCAGCAATCGCATACATGGGTGATACACCATGGCACAAACTTGGTCAGCAAATGCAAGCCGGCCAGTCCATCGAACAATGGCAAAAAGCCGCTGGCATGGATTTCGACATCGAGGCAGGCGACATCTATCGCAAAGACCACACATACAACTTTGTCAAGTTTCCAGGCAAAAAGGTCTTAACACGTTCAGATACGCACAAGGCCTTGGCAGTGGTTTCCAACACTTTTAAGGTAGTTCAACCTAAGGCGGTGCTAGAGTTTTACCGTGACCTCACTGATAAAGCTGGATTTACCTTAGAAACAGCCGGCGTTCTTCGTGAAGGCCGTAAGTACTGGGCACTTGCCAACATGGGTCAACAGATCGAAATAGCCGGCGACAAGATCAAAGGCTACCTGCTGTTAGGCACAGCCTGTGATGGTTCTATGGCCACAACAGCTATGTTCACTTCAGTCCGTGTGGTATGTGCTAACACCCTTGGCTTTGCAATGCACGAGGCAGAATCAGGCAAAGCTAAGTCAGTGGTCCGTGTTAATCACCGGTCAGTGTTTGATGAGTCTGCAGTTAAGGCACAACTTGGCTTGGCAAACCTTAGCTGGTCTAGGTTTATCACACAGGTCGATCAATGGTGTTCAGTTACGGTCAGCGAATCATTGGCTAAGAATTACTTTGATTCAATTGCTTCCTACACAACCACCGAAGGCGATGTAGTGGTTAGTAAGAAAACAACCGAAATGTTGATGAGCCTGTTCCAAGGTGGTGGCAAAGGCAGCAATTTGGTTACTGCCAAAGGCACAGTCTGGGGTTTGGTTAATGCAGTCACAGAATATGTTGATCATCACAAAGGCCGTACAGCTGACAGCCGTATGGACCGTGCATGGTTTGGTGACGGCCAAAACTTAAAATCTTTGGCAGTTGCTAAGGCTGATGAGCTGTTGTTGGTATGATATAAAAAAAAGGCCCTAGGCTAGGAACCTAGGGCCTTTAAAGTCACTAAGACAACTGCATGAAAACAAAAGGAACCAATTATGTCAATGGGATTCGCATCTCATATAACACAACCAACGCAATTATACAAAACTTTTTTACAAAATCGAAAATATGATGACCAAGATGAGCAAACTTTAAGGCTTGAGCTTTTAGACAAAGATCAAACCAAAGGCTTGCTGGGTCACACGTTCGAGTGGTCTGTAAAAATACCGTATTTTGACATTGATGGCGCAGATACAGGGTTTGTAAGGGTTAGACTCTTGACCCCTAAAACAAAGATGAAGTACTCGCAGGCCAGAGCCAGCGGGTCACACATTTACTTTCCGCCTAAAGTGCCGTGGCGATCAGTCATCACAAATGTCGACATACCGATCATCATCACTGAAGGCGAGTTTAAGAGCTGGTCCATCACCAAAGCCGTAGCAGCCGAAGGTTTGACCCATGCATGTATCGGCTTGGCTGGTGTGACTAGCTGGACTAGCAAGAGCGGGGTGCATCTACACCCTGATTTAATGCAGATCATGTGGCAAAAGAAGTCAAGCTTCGACACTAAACACCGTAAAGTTCTTATTGTCTTTGACTATGATGGCGCCAAAGAAGACGGCGAGCCTAACGAACAGGTGGCATTTGCCGAAACGAAATTAGCAGTGACACTCCGCGGACTAGGTGCAGAAGTGCACCTTTGTCGCGTTGGGCGGTTCGGTTCAGGCAAAGGCAGCAAGTTTGCAATTGATGACCATCTAGATGCCGGCGGCACACTTGGCACAGTGCTAGCTTCGACCTCGGTTATCATGAACGGCATTGACACGTTAGATGTGAAGCTTCATGAGTTCAGCACAAAGTACGCGTTGTACAACGGCGATGTGATTCGTATCGACGATGGCCACATCATGCCGTTTCACAAAGCCAAGATCGACAGTGCTCAACACGTATTCCTGCAACAAATTACCGTACCTGGCAGGGGAAACCAGCCGCCAAAGATCACGACCAGAGAGATCGTGTTGCTTGAAGAGTACAAGAAGTGGAAGCGGAGGTGCGACATTAGGAAAGTCGGTGTATTTCCCCAATACCAAGGGCTCAAGATCACGCCGGATGGCAATTACAACTACCTGAACAGCTGGCTAAATGATCCGATCGACGGCGATGTGTCATGGTACCTAAACTTTTGTGCGTATTTCTTTAGAGATGAACCAACATTCGCTGATTATTGGCACGACTGGGTCGCCAATGTAGTACAACACCCTTACAGGCGAAACAACACAACACCACAATTCGTATCAAATATAGAAGGCATTGGTAAGTCAGCAGTTGCTGAGTTTATAGCCGAAATGCTTGGCCTTGGTGAGCAAGGGCCAGCCATCATCATCGGGCCTGATGAGCTATTTGGCAATTTCAACGGTATTTTCAAGAACAAAGTTCTTATTGTGATAAATGAGCCAAGTAGTGACCGTGAAGATCACTCAGCACAGCTTAAGAGCATGATCACAGGCAAAGAAATTGCGATTAACAATAAGTATGGTGCTCAATACAACATTGAGAACTATATGAACTTTATATTTACTTCCAACAAGCCGTACATCACTAAGATGGGCAACAATGCTAGGAGGGAAGCCATATACAAACCAAGCAGTTTATCCAACATAGAGACGCACCCTAAAGTAGTAAACCTCATGACATGGGCAAGACACGAACGAGGGTTTAGCAAAGTCTTGAACTGGTATTACAACAGGGACATTACCGACTTTGACCCATCTAAACCGGCACCAGATACGGCTTACAAGAAGATCGCCATTCAAGCTGGCCGTAGTCCAATAGAAGCATTTGCCAAAGAGCTAAGTGACTGGGTAATTGAAAGGCTTGACGGCTATGCAGCATTTACACCAGCACAACTTGAATTGCTATGTGAGAAGTGGGGCCATGATAGCCGAGCTAAGTCACAATACATTAAGAAAGCGTTACTTAACTATGCCGATCTAGAATCAAAGCCAATATCGATGCAAGGCAAAACGGCTAGGTTCACGGTCTGTAAAATTACAAACCCACCAGTGCCTGCCAAGGATTTGCTGAAGCACGGAGCGCTAAGTGCGTTGGCAAACGACACAGATCAGGCAGTCAGACAAGAAATTGAGCAAATGTAACAAGAACTATGCGCAAAATTACTAGAAAATTACTAGCCAAGATCTTAGCATGTTGTTGTCAGCATTCAGTTTTCTGTTTAAAATTACAATATTACATAATTACATTAAGAAATAATAATAGATAAAAGAAGACATTTGTATTGTCGTTATATAGTCTTTTGATGAGGATGTAATTTTGTATTTTGTAATTTTGAGGGTCGTTTAGAGTAGGCAAGGCATAGCCGCAATTCGTGATGTACAATCTGGCAAAGAGGCGCAACAATGATTAAACGCGGATCTGAGACATTTTCAGGCTACAACGCCCCGAAGCGAACGCCTAGCCATGCGACTAAAAGTCATGTTGTACTTGCTAAAGAAGGCGAGACTGTGAAGCTTATACGATTCGGGCAGCAAGGCGTATCTGGCTCTCCAGACGGCTCTAAGCGGAACAAGGCTTTTAAAGACCGACATGCTAAGAATATTGCCAAAGGCAAGATGAGTGCTGCGTACTGGGCTAACAAAGTCAAGTGGTAGTGTACAATCTGGCAAAGAGGTGCATATGGTAGCGAAACGCGGCCCGGGGCAACCCAGCAAATACGACCCAGCCTATTGTGATCAAGCTATCGAGTTTGGTCGCGTAGGCTTTAGTCGCGAGATGATCGCGGCTGAGTTTAAAGTGTCTTGGAACACACTGTTGAACTGGATGGATGCGCACGAAGAATTCCTTGAGGCCATGGAACAAGCGAAGATGCTTGAGATGGTGTACTTTGAGAAGACGGCGTTGGCGTACATGATAGAACAGCCGCAAGGCGCAAGGCTAAACACATCGCTATGGTCTCGTTCCATGGCAGCACGATTCCCAGCTAAATACCGCGAAAATTCTAAAGTCGAAGTTACTGGTAAAGACGACAAAGCAATTCAAGTAGATGTAGTCCATGACTTTGCACAGTCGCTGATGGACGACTTGCTGTCTATCCGGCAAACCGATGCTAAGTCAGTCAATAGCTGAACAGTTCGCACAACGCTTACAAGCGGGGCCGAACTTAAATCATGCGAGCCCTGAATGGCAAGCAGCGATTAAAGCGCGACTTAAATGGCTGTCAATAGCTAGCAAGCATCAAATCACGCCTAAAGGCAAATGGTGGAGCATCTGGCTCTTGCTTGCTGGTCGTGGTGCAGGTAAGACTCGGTGCGCTGCTGAATGGACGTGGTGGGAAGCTTGGACGAAGCCAAAGACCAGGTGGCTAGTCTCGGCACCAACGTCAGGCGACGTTCGCGATGTGTGCTATGAGGGTGACTCAGGGCTGATGAGCGTCATCCCATCGATACTCATCGACAACTACAACAAATCACAACATGAAATCACACTGATCAATGGGTCGATCATCAAAGGCATTGCGGCATCTGAGCCTGATCGCTTTCGTGGCCCACAGTTTCATGGCGGCTGGCTTGATGAGTTGGCAGCATGGCACTATCTTGATGAATCGTGGAACATGTTGCAATTCGGCATGCGACTTGGCAGTCAGCCACGCATCATTTGTACTACAACGCCAAAGCCAAAGCCGCTGATCGTTGACTTGGCGAACCGTGACGGCGAAGACGTCATCTATACGACAGCAACGACGTATGACAACATGCATAACTTGGCGCCAAGCTTTAAGGCGCAGATCATGCAGTACGAAGGAACGAAGCTGGGTCGCCAAGAGATCTATGCCGAGATCATTGACCCTGAAGAGTCAGGCATCATTAAGCGTGACTGGTTTAAGCTATGGCCAGCTGAGAAGCCATTGCCTCAGTTCGAGTACGTGGTTCAGTCCTACGACTGTGCGACTAGTGAGAAGACACAGAACGATCCGACTGCTTGTACTGTTTGGGGCATCTTTAAGCCAAGCGCTGACAAGAAGATGTCAGTCATGCTGATCGACTGTTGGGAAGAATACATACAGTACCCAGACCTTCGGTCCAAAGTCATTGACGAGTCGACATCGATATATGGCGATGCGAACGAGTTTGGAAATGGAAAGAAGGTGGACCTGATACTGATCGAGGACAAGTCGGCAGGCATCAGCTTACTGCAAGACTTGCAACGAGCCGGGTTGCCTGTTCGTGGGTACAACCCAGGAAACGCAGACAAGATGACGCGGCTTAACTTGGTGGCGCCTTTGATACAACGAGGCAGAGTCTACATACCTGAGTCTACGAAGCATGAAGGTATGCCAAGAGATTGGGCCGAGGTGCTGGTTAGCCAGTTGTGTTCGTTCCCTGAAGTACGGCATGACGATCTAACCGACTCGACTTCACAAGCGCTACGTATTTTGCGTGACATGGGGCTTATTAACATTGATCCGGTGTATGATTCAGACGACTCATACGATGAGGATCGACCGACAAGGGTAAACCCATATGCCTTATGATGCACTAGGTAACTACATTCCAGGCGACGACCCAAGCATCGATCAGATGCAGTATGAGCTAACTAAGCGAGGACGACCGCTTGATAAAGTTGTTAACACGTTTAAAGAAGTTATTAACAACCCATTAGGCACTGCGATAAAAAAAGGCTTTGAAGCTCGAGAAGCAGTAAAAGACGTAGGTCGAATCGGCGCGTCTTTTTCGCCGGCAGGCATCGTCCCTATATGGCAAGCCGTTGCTGATGCAGGCGTGTCGAATGTTAGCAAGCTAGGTGCTGAAGGCTTGTACAACTTAACAGGCGACCAAGCAAACGCAGCTAGAGTAGCTAAAGAACGTGCTAACTTGCCTACTGTTCCTAAGCTGATTGAAAAGTATTCCGCACCATTACAAGCAAAAACGCCTGGCGGCCAAGCAATACAGCAAGGCGTGACTAAGTTCCTGTTTGATGACCTTAAGTTGCCCATGATACCTGCAGGACCTAGGGGATCAGGGTTTGCGGCATCTGGTGAACGTAGACCAATGCTTACGCCTAATGATACAAGAGCCATTTTAGGCGAAACAAACCGTGTTGCTACTCAGGTTCGTGACATACCGACCGATTTCCAAAATGCACAAAGCAGCTTTAGACGCCTCGATCCAATCACTAACAAACCAACTTTTGGCACCAAGTTACAAGGAGCGGCTGACTCACTTGGCGACACGATGCAACGTCGTAAGGAGCAAGGGCTAAATCTTGTTCCTGGCGTGCCTGATGAATTTGTACTTGATACACAAATGTATGCTGTTCGACCTGACAATAGCATGGCCATCGTGCCTAAGGTGCCACCTACAGTTAGCACTGATAGACGAATTGACCCCTTTGACCAGCAACGTATTAGCGCGAACAATATGCTAGATAGTCTGGACTTAGGCGATAAAGAGCAAACAACACGCCAGTACACTGCACAGTACTTAGCAGCGGCGCCTGCTAATGTTAAGAAAGCCCTAAAAGATTTTGGTGACGAAGACGCAAAACAAATGTTCCCTAACATAGCTAACATAGCCGACGTTAGAGAGTCTCGCGACGCGTTGTATTCAGATCCTGTAGCAAAGGAAAAGTATTATCAAGATCTTTTAAATCGATTTGCACAAACAAACCCACAATTCAAGTTGCCAACGTTTGATGAGCATCAACAGCGTGTTACTGCCGTTCAAACAATGATTCAAGATCAGTATGTGCCTTGGGTTGCTAAGCACACAGGCACACCAAGCGATCCACAATTGCTTCTTGCACAACAAGGCAAGTCGGTTACGCCGCCTGAATCGCTCTTTGAAAGCGCATCAGATAACCCTATTGGCAACGCATTACGCATTCAACGAAATGATGCAGGCTTTCCAACAATAGGCACTTCAGGACAAAAGGTTCTTGAGCTACAAGCGCAACTTGACCAAGCAAAACAAGTTGCTAATGCATCGCAACAAGTGTATGCAGAACAACAATCAGCGGCAGGCCCTGGTCAATCAGCGCATCTTATGTTCCCGGACTTTAATGAGAATAGAGCCAAGAAAGAGAAAGACGCAGCAGTTGTTGTCAACTTAGAACAACAGATAGAGAACAATAAGATTGGTATGGCTTATGAAGACTTAGCTGACCAAATGGTGACTCCGTTCCAGGCATACTCTGCAAAAGCACGAATACCTAGACATTTGGAGCAGTTTTACCCTAAGCTTATGAAGCAGCGCGACGATCAGAAAGTCTATCAAATAGGCTCTGGACCGCTAGACACTATGGCTTTAGGCAAACGAGTTGCTCAAGACGTTATGAGCGGAAAGATACCGCTTGATGTTGTGCCTAAACTCACTGACTTTACGAAGTTAGCTGAAAGATACGGAACAAAAGAAGGCAAAGCATATGTAGCCAGACAACAAGCGGCCAAAAACTACGTTGTTAATGCCAACACAAGACTACAAAATATTGTTTCACAGATTCCACAAGAGCAGCGATTTGACAAGCTAGGCGCTATCTTTTTAGATGACAACTTATCGTTTGAGCAAATCGACAAACTTACAAGCGATGATACTGCATTGCTAGACCACTGTATAGGAGAAGCTGGGCAAACTAGAAATAAAAGCAAGCTAACAGACAGAACGCACGGTTGGGTTCCTATGTATGACGTGTCTACTGGTGAACGAAACCCTCAGGCTACAAGAACGCACACACGCTATGCCGAGAAGATCGTGGATGGAAGATACATCGTGTCTAGTTTACGCGACACTGAAACAGGTTACCCCATCACAACGATTAGTTGGGAACCGTACGGTAACACCATATGGCAAACAGATTTCTTATCTGGATTTAATAACCAAGAAGCCATAAGGCCTGAGTATAGAGATTCAGTTAAGAAGTTTTTAAACAGCGTGTCTGAAGGCAATGGCCCGTTAGGTCTATCAGAATTTAAAGTCGGTAGTGCTTCCGGGTTAGAAAATATGTACAAACTGTACGACAAGGCTGACTCATCAAGTATGTCGTTTGCTCGTGCATCGCTAGCTACACAAGACAAAGCAGCGCTTAAGTCAAACCCGGCTATTTTAAGTCAAATGCCAAGGTTCTTTAGTATAGACGATATTAAACAGGCACTAACAACCTCGACATCGGTGCCTAGCGCTAGTGAACCTGACAATGTTCGCGGCTTAACACAAGCTAGGAACATATTGCTTGAAGAACTGGATTCATTGCGCGACACCGTTCCTGCGTCAGAACTTCAAACAATGATGGATGACATTAACCACGAAATTGCTGACATTGACGCACGCCTTGTAAGAGCACGACAACAACCTGCACCACAGCAAGCTCCAACAGGCATAACGCGTGGTGACGTTGTGCGCACATTGGTTGAAACGCAACTTGCAATTAACCCAGACGCTGTTGGACTTCAGGATCTTGTGTTTTCAGGAACTGTAGACTTTGACCCTAATAACCCAGTACAAAGTTTAATAAACGTACGTGAGTATTTAGCGCAGCATGTGGTGGATAGTTGGCGCTCACCAGAGGGGACAATAGATGCTCTTAACGCCGTCGTGTCAAATGGCATGATCCCGAGACTTAATGAGTTGATTGCTGAACTTTCGCCTGCACAACAGCAAGCGCCTGCTGCGCCTGTTGCGCCTGTGCCACAAACTTTGACACGCGATCAACAAATTGCAATTGCGAGAGCGCCACAAATTGCAGACATGATCATTGGAAATGAGGGATTAGAAACACCACAAGATCTGCGCAATATGGCAATGCGTCTTTATGATCGACGCGAAGGCCAAGACACGGCGCGTGAACTATTTGCCATAGGCGATACTTTAGGCGACTTTGAAATAAGAGCAAGCGACTATCGGTTAAGTCATCTTGTGCAAGTTGGTCATGTTTTACACGAACGTGCTGATGCATTAGAGCGAGGGCAAGGCAACAATCACCCCTATGGGTTTACTCCTTTAGTACTAAATGACATACGAGATGACATAATCAGTGCATTTCAAGTAGGCGACGGTGGCGATCTAATGTGGCGTAGAGAAGTAATGCCCATCGTACGTGACAACTGGGATTCTGACTTTCCTTCATCTAGTATTCAAGCTATGATTTCAGATCTTGAAATGCATATGCGTATGGTTAACCCTGCATTGCAGCAGGGCGAAATTCCTGATGACTTTGTTGACAACGAAGCGTACATGGACCACTATGCAGGGTTAAGAGATTTGCGTGAAGGGCTTGACAATATACTTACCAGCGTGCAAGAGTTAGAGCGCGATTTTGAGACATCAGACCCTGAAGTTCGAATGGCGCAAATCAGCATGGCGCAAGCTGATGGTATGTCATATGCAGAACTGGCAGCTGCAGTGCCTGATCCGGCGCAATATGACAGTATTACTGCAAGACTTGTACGCGAAATTCGACTAAATGATCGAGAACCAGGTGAAGTCGTACAGAGAATTATTGACGGTGGTCGAGTTGGCAATCTAAATCTTTTTGACTTTATGCCTGTTGAACGTGAGTTAATCGCTAGGGATGTAACTGACACAATAAGAGCTTTGTCTGCTGCTAGAGCCGCACCACGCAATACACTTAGACAAGACATGGTAAGCGCGTATGTTACTTCATTGCAGCATCCAGATGAAAGTGTAAACAACGCATTACAAAATATACGCAATGTGATGGACACCCTCACCATTGATATGCAAGGAAGAGGTGAAACGCCTGTTGCAATTGGTGGCGAATTGCTAAATGACATCAGCGAAAGAATTCGTAACGTACAAAGCTTGGTTGATCGACGCGAAACGATAACTAATTTAACAATGCAAGGTACTGATGCAGTCTTAAATGGGTTAATAGAAGCTCGTCAAAACGTTGCTGAAGCAATGATACGTCATGCCGAACA